TATTGCTGCACAGATAACAGAATCTAAAACACCTACAAGATCTACTGGTGTTCCTTGGTCATAATCAAAACTGACCAATGATTCGTGTAAAAAATAATAAATGATGTAGCATATGGCTTTAATTTAATTAATTAAATGCTTAAAAAACTTTTAGCTGTAGCTGCTGTATCAGCAGTTTCTACACCAGCCTTTGCAGGATTCTACGTCAATGTGGAAAACAATGGATCTTATACAGGTGAGGACTACAATGGTTCTGGAACAGATTTGCATCTAGGTTACGAAGGTAGTAATGGCTCGGCTTCTTACTATGTTCAAGGTGGTGCGTTACTAAGTCATCCACAGGGTTCAGAATCAGAAACAAACTTCTCTGGTAAAATTGGTGGTTCTATTTCAGCAGCAGAAAAAATTGATGTCTATGGTGAGTTCTCTATTGTAACAAATGATACTAACAGTTACGGAACAAAACTCGGTTTAAAATATACATTTAATTAACTGGTTTTGTATTTATTGAACGTGTCATAACAGACATTGTTAGATATAAAGGCAGTATTGTGGGCAAAATAATTAACAGACTTATAATTGAGGCATGTCCTATTGCCCTCAATATTGCATCTTTTACCATGACTTTTTCAAAAATAGCTAATATTTTGTCAATTATCTCATTTCTGATGGTTTCGTCAATGAGTGTTTTTGCATACATGGCAGTGAAATATATGCAAAGCCCTGAGTTTGAACGTAACCTCAAGAATAAAGTTATGGGTGATCTACAAGACAAAATGAAAAACGAAATCCCAAAACAACTACCTAAATTCACTGGTCCTTCTATTCCTATGTAATGGAAATACCAAAGATAAAAATACCGCAGATAGATATACCAGTTCATAATCCATATCAAGTATTAAACGTCCCTCTACCATCGTTAAAGATACCTGGATGTGTAAAGTATCATAGAGATGCAAAACCTTCTAATACAACCTTATATAGCGATGATCCAACAGGTACTGTAATTAGCTGCCCATCTGGTTCTATGCCATCATTTCAACCCTTGTTATATAACAGAAGAAGAATACAGATAGTAGAAACCAAAGAACAAACACAACAAAAACAACAAGAAATAAAACCAAAGGTTAAAACTGAAAAACCTAAATTACCAAAGAAAAAAGAAAAAGAGTTTTTTATAAAATGCCCTGGTGATAAAGATCAGAGAGTAGGAGATTTTCGTAACGATAAAAAACTAGAACGTGTCATAGGTCATAAATTATCGGATGATAAAAGTGAGTGCATAACACTCTATGAAGACACAAAGTTCATTGACCAATATCTACCTTCAGCTAAAGCTGCTTCTACTGCTGCTGGTATCGCTCTGGTCGCTGCTACTACTCCATTACTTATCAATGCTGTAAAACCATTAGTGAAGCAACTTATAAATCGTATTACTAAAAAGAAGGATCAAAAGAATCCTTAAGACTTGATTTGAAATTATGTTTATGAGGTAAAACCTGACCTTTTTTTGGCACAACTTCTATGTCCTTACAGATGTTGTAATAAGGACTATCTTTTGCAAACTGAATACCAGCCAACTTCTTCTCACCACAGTGACGTAATCGTGCAAAATGCCAGTCTAGCTCTAAGTTTTTTAACTTTTGTTTCTGTATATTTATCTGTGTCTGGGCTGCATCTTTACATTGCTTACCTAACTGCCTATCCAAAGGTATAGAAAAATTAAGAGTTATACCTGTGCCTAGTGCATAACTATCCTTATTAGTACCAGAATAGTTTTGTTGGTAATACAAAATGTCACCAGGATTATCAGGTGTGCCATCTCCTATGGCATTGCCGTCATCATCAAAATCACCAACTATATCAGTCTGATCATATACAGGTGTCTCATATCTATGATCAAAAGGTTTTCTATAGTTACTATTGAAGGTGGAGAAAGGAGTTATAGTCATCATTGCACCCTGACAAACTATATTTCCTCCATATTGATTGGTATGAAAGCTACCGTTATTAACATTCCAGTTCTGGTTTGTAACTGATCCACTATTACTTTGACTGACAGCATTGGCTAAAACCTTAACAGGACTAAGTATTATTGCGAGAACACAGATGTAGTGGTAGTAACGGATTCCGTTGTTATATCTCTTGTAATACTTGTGACATTCTGTAGACCTGGACCATGATATGTCTCTGTAAATTGGAAAGCATTTCCTGATGTAGGATTTGTCATCGTCCAATTTGGTTTGTCTGTCATATCTGCTCCTGTCCATTTATAAGATTGACCTCCTACCGTACCTGTAACTTGCACAGCATCAGGTGACATGCTTCCACCGTCATGTTTAATTCCTGTTCCAGTAACAGTATATTCATATCCTGTTTTATAATCTTTACTTGTAATTGTTTCTGAAATAGTAGTAGTTGTATTAGTTGTAGATGACATCGTACCTGTAGTAAATGAAGGAACAATGTTTGCATTAACAGGTAAAACATATAAACAAAACAGTAGTAAAACCCTTTTCATGACTCATTAGTCTACCGTTACAGAAGTTACATATTGTCCTGTAGCTGTAGTACCAGCACCACCAGCAGTTACTGTTACAACATGATTATCGACAGTGCCAGCTAGATCTCCTACCGTACCAGCAGAAGTGCTTGTTAGATCACCAAATGGACTTACTTCACCTACTGTTAAACTTGTAGAGATAGTATCACCTGTCGTATGTGAGACTGTATAACTAAAACTTTCACCATCTGTTAGCTGACTTGCTGTAATTGCTGTATAGCTATTCACACCATTAGTGGCTGAACCTAATCCACCTACACTTCCAGCAGTGCTTCCATCTGTTGTTTCCACACCAGTACCAGAAACACTATATGAGTTACCTATACGATCAGCAGTCGTTCCAGGTGCTGCAACTTCTAATTTTACTGAAGAAGTTATTACAGAAACAATATCTGCATAAGTTGCAGTGGGTGTAAAAAAGAAAAGAAATAGTAGTAATTTTTTAATCATGTGTTACTGATACCTACTTTGGAATCTTTGTTGTCTACTATGTCTATCTTACCTTTTGGCTTTTTATTATCGTTGTTTTTCTTAATGTTCAAACCGTACTGTGCAGTCACGGCCGAAAGTAAGCCGGCAGCGAAAGTTGTATCAATCTGTCTTGTGGGATTTGGATTGAAATATGACCATGAGATTACTCCTAAACTCCAGAAGAGAATAATCATCTGAACCACGTTAGCAATCAGACTATGTCCTTCTTTTTCTTGTTCTTCCATAATGATAAAAACCCTACTTTGGGGAATAGGGCTTATTGACTGTGTGAGGTAGTCAAGTCAAAATTAGCAAATATATACATAATTGGGAAGTATCTATAAAAAACTTATGCTTGCAATCATTAAACCTATCCTTTTCACCTTCCTTAGATCCAAGGCGATAAGACAACTTGCATTAGATCTTGTTCGTGCCTGTGTTAAAAAAACTGATAATGATGTCGATGACAGATTATGCGATATGTTGGAGCAGGCACTATTCCCAGGTAAATGAACCATCAGGAATTTTACGAGGTTCTTATTGGTAAGACACCACCCGAAATAGAACTTGATATTGAAATCAGAAGAAGAGAAATCAAAGAGATGCCTAACGATGTTGTTAGAGAAATCTGTCTTCAATTAATGAAAGATAACAAACTACAGGATTTTCTTATAATGGCTGCCATAGACCGTATATCAGAAATGAATACAAAGCTTATACGCTATGAGATGGCAGAACATCACCGAACAAAAAACATCAAACCTACTAAAAAGAAAAAATATAAGACAAGAAAGACACTACTCGACAGATTTAAGACTATGCTGAGCGTGTTCAGATGACCTTCTATCATCCCATTTTACTTTGTAATAGTATTGATTAACACCAAGTTTATTAGCTCTTGTAAGGGCTTCTGTAATTGTTCCTATATGTTTTTTATATTTACTACCTGAGTATCCAATCGTATGGTTTCTCACGACACGATCATCAATCTTAAATCGTTGTCCGACTGTAGCTGTATTGGGCATAAATTTCTAAAACAAGGTATATTGGTTGCAAGAACATTTTAACTATGGAAAAAGCAAATAAATTAGAATT